GAAAGAGTTAAAACACTCGCAGCAAACGTCATACTATACTGCTGCGAAGGAACGAACTGCTTTTTGGAAGAAACGCTTTGATGAGTGTGCCAAGTATATGCCACCTGATGAGTTTATCTCTGAGGAATTTGTTCCTCAGATGATGAATTTTGATGTTGGTTTGAATCCTGATTCCTTAGCTAGTTTGGATGCCATTGTATCTAAGTTTACAAGTGCGCTGTCTGTTGACCACCAAGTAAAAGTAGATATCAATCCGTTATCTGGATTATTGCATTGGATGGACTCTATTTTATCGGATCCGATAAATTTTATATTTATTTGGAGTGCCTTTGCTTCCCATGTTTATTATTTTAAACAATGGGGATCCGCTATCATACTTATAGGACTCACTATGCATGGTTTACGTAAGAGTAAGGAGGTCTTAAGCGATCTTAAACAATTAGGTTTTGAGAGCATAACTGCTCTTACTACCTGGATTTCAGAGAGATTTGGTGAAGAACAAATATATCTTCCTAGTGAACCTGGAGATTGTATGTTGGAGCGTTTTGAAGACACTTATAGCCCTCAAGGGAGTATGGATGATTTTATTGATCCTATTTCTGATGGTTTGTTTTCTCTCTTGTTTATGAAAGTATTCCATACTTCATATAAATCACGGAATTTCTCCGCTCTTGCTAGAGATTTAGGATCTTTTGATAGATCTCAGAAAGGAGTTGGAGATTTTGTTTCTTGGTTTATGCAACGTTTGCAAAAATTTTTATCTTATATGGGTAGAGTTATGCAGACTGAGGTTCCAGAATTGGTCTCTCTTGCAGATAGTGATGTTTTGGAGTTTTCAAGGCAAGTTGCTGAGATTGTCAATGACTTTGATGATGGTGTTAACGTCAATTTCGATTTCTTTGTTAGAGTTAATCAAATCAAGAAATTTGGAGAAGCATTGTTAGCTAATTCTTTGCCTAGTGCTAGAGATAGGCGTAATGCTCTCCGAATGGTTCTTAATAAAATACAACCTTTATTAGATAAGTGTAAGGCTAATAATGTAGTGCATAATGGTCCTCGTCGGACGCCATTAGGCATACTTATTGGTGGCGCACCAGGAGTAGGCAAAAGCTATTCTTCTGTGCCCTTCGTTCATGAGTTGATAGCTAGGGTTATAGATGATAGTAGTTTGGAAAGCTTCCAAAAGAATCCCAATGATTATATACTTAATCGTATTTGGGAGAATGATTTTTGGGATGCTGACCATGCTCAATTCTGTATAGTATACGACGATTTTGGTCAGACCCCAAACAATGTTATTACTAAACAGAATGAGTATATGGAAGTTATTCGGGGCATTAATTGTCTTAATTTTCCATTGACTATGGCTGCTCTTACTGATAAGGGTTCCACTAATTATCAACATCAGTTGGTTTTTGCAACAACTAATAAGACTTCTTTTAGAAACTGTATGGGAGTTACTAAACCCGAGGCAGTTACTCGTAGATTTAGAGAATCTTATTGGTTGGCTCCTAGAAAAGCTTATTGCTTGGACCCAAATGTTGAGATTATGGATCGTCGGCTGGATCAATCCCGTTGTATTGGAGTGTTTGATGTTGATGTGCATGAGTTTTTTCCTTATGATTTTCTTGAGGGGAAATTTTTGCACAATTGCGAAGGTTTATCTTATTATGAACTTATGGATAAAGTTGTGAGAGACTTTAAAGATAATATTTGTAAGGAAGATAGAGCCTTGGCTAACATGCATACAGCTATAGCAAAGGGTATTGAACATAGGATGAAACCGCAAGGAGTATATTCCAATTCTAAGAGCTTTTTCCATGGGATGATGAATTCTGTGCTTTTAGCACGCAGTATTAATAATAGTGTTTTTGAGTGCCAAATGGACAACAACCAGATGGTTCCCTCATCAATAGCTATTAAAAGTACTGATGATGAGGCTCTGATTAAGTTGTGCACTTCAGAGATTGGTTCCACAGACCTTGATGATAAGGAGGTGTTAGCAATTAATAGAGAGCTTCTAGCAAATGCCATCAGTAAGGTTCATCATTTAAATATTGAGTTTTCACGCAAGATAGCTCTAACTTTTGCCCCTGATAGGGATATGACTTCATGGATCACCTTGAATTGTTATGAGATCCCCGGAAGGGTTAGTGCTCTAATGCAAAAGGAGACTTCGGTCTTTTCAAGCATAATGGGCGGTATAAGAAGAGCTAGTGGAAATTCTCTAGGTTTTGTTCGTGAGCATCCTGTGTTGACTAAATTGGTGGCTGCCGTAGCTGTTTTAGCTCCAGTAGTCTCTATAGTAGTTGGTTGCCTTTCTAAGGTTTACCCACAGAATGCCTCACGTCATGACTGGATAAGACATAAAACTCCTGTTGCTGCTAGGCAACAATATCAACATGTTCGGTTTATTAAGCAAAGTAGATTTGATCCGCAATTTAATGACATTCCTGCAATTTCACAGGGACTTTCACAGTTTGCACACAAAGTGTTTAAGAAAAACACTTATCTATTTGCTTTGAATCACGATCGAGAAGCTTGTGGTACAGTGACATTTATTAAGGATAATGTAGCCGTTATTCCTTTTCATTTCATTGATAAGATGTTGGAAATGTCACATAATGGCTTTTATGTTGATAGTAATGATCCAGCAGCCAGTATTGAGCTTAGGAAACCAAATACTAATATAAAATATTGTTTTAAGCCTCAAGATTTGACTATAGCTGCTGTTGCCCAGAGTGATACAACTTTAGAAGACATAGCTTTTGTCAGATTTAAAAACTTGCACGCCCATTGTGATCTTACAGATTACTTTATTGATGTGGATCATCCTCTCTTTAATTATAATTTTAATATTATGTTGAATGTAGTTAAGGAGACTGGTCCTATTCAGATGGTATCTAAGGGAACTTTTGGGCATGTTTCTTATGGAGAGTACTCAGTTGATTGCTGTATTGAGTACAGATTGCGTACTGGTGTAGGTGATTGTGGTTCTGTCTGTTATGGACATAACCCCAAAACATCCAAGCCTGTTATCTTAGGAATTCATGTAGCTGGTTCAGCTAGCGGTCATGGAGTATCCTATTTCTTAAGTAACATGCAAGTCACTAAGGCTTTGGCTGAATTGGACGAGGATAATATCGTTCCAGAGATTGATGAAGATGAGATTCCGATGGAACCTCAAATGTATGTGTCTAATAGGCTGCCTGAGAATGATCTCCCAGATAAACCTTGTGCTAATAAGGTTGCTATGGAGGAAGTCAGAGCCCCTAGGGCAGTTACTAAAACTAATATCATACCTAGTGCTATTTATGGTGAGTGGGGACCTGCTAAGACCAGGCCAGCTCGCTTGAAAAATTTTACTAGGGATGGCAAATTAGTCAGACCTATACATAAAGCTTTTAAGGATTATGGAGGAGGTTTTCCTACTTACAATTCTACTCTTTTGGATGCTGTTACTGATGAGTATATTCATCATCTGCATTCTAATGCTAAAGCCCCCCAACCCTGGAAGCCACGTTTGTGGACTTTTGAGGAAGCTGTGGCTGGCATACCTGGAATAGAGTTTTGTGAGGGAATTCCCCGATCAACTAGTCCTGGATATCCTCTCTGTATGTACACTGAGGGTCCAGGAAAAACCGACTTCTTTGGGAAGGATGGACCTTATGATTTTAGTACCCCAGCCTGTAAGAAGTTGAGAGAACAAGTTGAGTTAATCATTGAGAAAGCCAAAATGGGTCAGAGAGATAAACATGCCTTTATGACTTTCCTTAAAGATGAGCGTAGAAAATTAGCTAAATATGAGGCTGGAGACACTAGAATGATTTCTGGTACTGATCTGGCTTTTTTGATAGCTTGTAGGATGTATTTTGGAGATTTCATTAGATGGATGATGTCTAATCGTATAAGTAATGGCAGTGCCGTAGGTGTTAATCCATACGGTGAAGAATGGGCCATATTATATAGATACATTCTCAACGGAGATGCAGCCTGCATTGACGGTGATCATAAACAATATGACAAAAGTGAGTTAGAGAACTTACATAGCATGTCGTTTAGAGTTGCTGAAAGTTATTACAAAGGCTGTCCTGAAGTTGACACGCTTGTTAGGAAGGTTTTTTCTCAGGAATTATTAAACCCACAATATTTATGTGATGGTATAATTTGGAGTGCTGCAGG